AGTAAATGTGATCTTCTCATTAAGCTTTGCTTTCTGGTATTCAACTGTACGGCTTTCAAAAAAGTTACCTTTGGTTTCCAGAGCAATTTGCTCCATGAATTTAAATGGCTGTGTCACGTTAAATTCTTTTTTACAGTTAAACTTAACTAAAAGACCATCAACAACAAATTCAAGATATTGTTTCATTAGAGTTTGATTCATACCAATTAGCGAAACTGGAAGAGATTCTGTGATAAATTCTTTTTCAATCTCAAGTGCTGACAAAAGTATTTCACGAATCCTAGCCTCAGGAACTTTATTTTCAAGGTGATTATTCTGAATGTGAATTGCAAAATCACAATGCAAATTTTCGTCTTTAAAAATAACAAAAAGAAATGGTGCTGAGGTATCATTCAATCCTCAAAAAATATATACAAGAATCAAGAATGCCGCCAAGGGCCTTAATGTAAACTCAGATGAGATTTTCATTAAAGTTATAACTTCAGTTCCAACAGAAGGGTCTGTTTCAACAAAAGAGTTGGATAAGCTTATATCTGAGATATCTGCGGCATATACCGGCACACATCATGATTATTCAAAATTGGCGGCAAATATTGCTATTTCGTCTTATTACAAGGTAACTAATCCGAGTTTCTCAGAAACTATGATAGTTTTGAATAAATGTAATGTTGTTTCTGATGATTTGATTAGTATCATAGAGATGTATGGTGCTCATAATGTCGATTCTGTAGTTAATCATGAAAATGATAGGTATTTTGATTATTTTGCATGGAAAGCTTTGATCGATATGTACCTCCTAAAAACTAAAGATGGTCAAAGTATTGAAAGGCCTCAACATATGTACATGAGAGTTGCTCTTTGGTGTTCATCAAGCTTTGATGATGCGGTTAATTATTATCATTCATTAACTAACCAATTGATATCTCCTGCGACACCAATAATGTTAAATTCAGGTACTGTAAATAGTCAATTAGCATCATGCGTTTTGCATTATAATGATGGTGATTCAAGGTCTAAACTTCTGAAAACATTTGAAGATATTTGTACATATTCGGCAGATGCCGCAGGTATTGGTCTTAATATGTCAAATATTCGAAGCAAAAATAGTAAGATATCTACGTCTGGCGGATATGCCGGAGGACTATTGAAATATCTTAAAATAGTTAATGAAGGCCTTAGATTTTTTAATCAACAGGGTAGAAGACCTGGAAGTGCGGCAATTTACATAGAACCTTGGCATTCCGATATTTTTGATCTTTTAGAAATTAAGAAAAATACAGGACTTGAAGAACTTAGGGCTAGAGACCTTTTTACAGCACTTTGGATTCCTGATAATTTTATGGAATCGGTTCGCGATGATGGTGACTGGTATCTATTCTGTCCAGATGACATTTTAAAAGCTGGGTTGAAACCCCTACAAAAATGTTATGGCCAGGAATACCTCGATAATTATAATAAAGCTGTCGAGTTAGGTATTGGTAAAAAAGTGAAGGCTATGGACGTTTGGGTTAAAATCCTAGAATCCCAAATAGAAACCGGGGTACCATATTTATGCTCTAAGGACAACGCGAATAACAAGACTAATCATCAAAATATTGGTGTAATTAACCAATCTAACTTGTGTAATGAAATTTATCAATACACAGATGAGAATACCACCGCAATCTGTACTTTGTCTTCACTTGTATTGAAAAACTTCATTGAAGATGGTAAGTTTAATTTTGATAAACTTGAAACTGAAGTTGCTAAAATTGTTAAGTCATTAAATGTTGTAATTGATTGCAATAAGTATTCTACGGTTAAGGGCTTTGCCGGTGGTACGGAACAGAGAGCAATTGGTATTGGAGTTCAAGGGCTAGCTGATGTTTTTTATTTGATGGATTACGTATTCACCTCAGATGAAGCTAAAAAATTAAATAAAGAAATTTTTGAGACCATATACTACTCAGCAGTAAAAGAAAGTTGTAGATTGTGTGAAAAGAATGAATACTCACCATATCAATATTTTGATGGTTCTCCTATGCAGAAAGGTGTTTTTCAATTTCACATGTGGGGTATTGATGATAAAAATTTAACTAGATATGATTGGAAGGCTCTTGGTGAGAAAGTCAGTAAATACGGCGTTTGTAATAGTTTGTTTACAGCTCAAATGCCAACAGCCTCTTCAGCTAAAGTTACTGGTTCATATGAAATGACAGAACCTGCACATTCTGCATTATTTAATCGAAGAGTTGTTGGTGGAGAAATAATGATTGTTAATAAATACTTGATCAATGATTTTGAAAAATTAGGCATCTGGTGCGAAGATTTGAAGAACGAGATTATAATGAATGATGGATCTATCCAGAACATTGATTTTAGTAAATATTTTGATGATTATAAAACAGGTGAAACACCTAGCGTTTCTTTGGACAGAATTGAATATCTTAAAATGAAGTATAGGACTATTTGGGAAATACCTCAGAAAGAATTGATAAATATGGCCGCAGATCGTGGCCCATTTATTGACCAGTCACAATCCATGAACATATACATGGCAAATCCTACGCTTTCTAAGATAACAACATCACATTTTTATGCTTGGAACAAAGGGTTGAAAACTTTGTGCTATTACGTTAGAACTAAAGCAATATCGACAGGTGCTAAACATTTGGGTATTGATATTTCTACCTACAAGCCGCCAACACCCCAGGTAACATTACCAAACGTTATCAAAAATACAAAGCCGGAAGAATCTCCATTCGATTGTTTTGGATGTAGTTCTTAAAATTTAAATAAAAATCACAGTGGAAACGCTGTGATTTTTATTTTTTATGTATTTATGTTATATAATTATATATTATGGCGAATGGTAAAACGTATGGGATAGCATTTCCTTTTATTAGGTCTAGTGAAGGCGATTATCTTAAATTAACACAAACGGCTAATGATGAGATAAGGACAGATCTAATACACTTATTATTGACAAGGAAAGGTTCAAGATATTTTTTACCCGATTTTGGTACCAGACTGTATGAATATATATTTGAACCTTTAGATACACCAACTTTCAATAATATTGAAAGAGAGATCCGAGATTCATGCGAGAAATACATACCTAATTTAAAAATTACAGATATTAGTGTTAAAGCGATAGATCCAAATGAAGAAGTTAATTTTTTAACGAATAGTATTGAATCAGATGGTAATACAAGGCAATATGTTTTACCCGGTTTAAATGTAAAAGAATATACGGCTAAAGTTAGGATAGATTACGTTATAACTGATGATGTATTTAACACTAAAGATTTTGTTATTATTAATATATAAAATGGCAGAAAAAAAAATATCATATACAGTAAGGGATTTTCAGCAAATTAGAACTGAGTTAATAAATTTCACTAAGATTTATTATCCTGATCTAATAGATAATTTTAACGATGCCTCAATATTTTCGGCATTAATGGATCTAAACGCGGCTGTTTCGGATAATTTACATTTTCATATTGATAGAAGTATCCAAGAAACAGTTCTTCAATATGCCAAACAAAGATCTTCAATATATAATATAGCTAGGACATATGGCCTTAAAATTCCTGGTGTTAGGCCATCTGTGGCATTAGTTGATTTCTCAATAGTAGTTCCGGCTAACGGCGATAAAGATGATGAAAGGTATGAAGGTCTATTAAGAAGAGGAAGTCAGGTTATTGGTAATGGTCAAGTATTTGAAAATGTATATGATATAGATTTTTCGTCTCCATATGATTCTCAAGGGTATCCCAATAGATTGAAAATACCAAACTTTGATGTAAACAATAATTTAATAAGCTATACAATCGTTAAACGAGAATTGGTTGTTAATGGAATAACTAAAGTGTTTAGGAGAGTTATCACTGCGACTGATATTCGCCCCTTCTTTGAACTTTTCTTGCCGGAGAAGAATGTGCTAGGGGTCACATCCGTTCTGCTTAAGGAGGGTACAAATTATGCGAATGTACCTAGTGCTCAAGAATTCCTTGGGCAGTCAGGTAGATGGTATGAAGTCGATGCTTTAGCCGAGGATAGGGTCTTTATTGAAGATCCTACAAAGCCTAGCGATAACCCTGGTATTAAGGTTGGTAAGTATATCATAACAAATGATAGGTTTATAACTGAATATACACCAGAAGGTTTTCTAAAAATGACTTTTGGTGGCGGTAATACATCCGCAGATGATCAGTTGAGAGAATTCGCTAGAACTGGAATAAATACATTAAGTATGCAATCATACTTAAATAATTTTTCATTAGGTGGTACATTGAAGCCAAACACAACTTTATTCGTACAATATAGAGTTGGCGGGGGGTTAGGTACTAATTTGGGAGTTAATGTTATAAATCAGGTTGGAACAATATCGTTCTTTGTAAATGGTCCTTCAGATACAATTAATGCTCAGGTTATTAATTCTTTAAGTTGCAACAATGTAACGGCAGCTATCGGAGGAGCAGGAGCTCCTAGTGTTGAGGAAGTTAGAAATTATGTTTCATTTAATTTTGCGGCACAAAACAGAGCGGTAACAATTAATGACTATAAAGCTATTTTGAGAAAAATGCCGGGGCAATTTGGAGCTCCTGCTAAATTATCGGTGTTAGAGGTAGATAATAAAATCCTTGTTAAAGTTTTAACTTATGATACAACAGGAGCATTAAATTCTTTGGTGTCTAATACGTTACTA